TTTCAAAAAGATAAAAGAATTACTATTGTGGCAAATAAAGAAGCCACGGCTAAAGAAATATTTGCAAGAATTAAATTAGCATATGAACAGTTACCCATTTATTTGAAACCTGCTATTAAATCTTGGAGAAAGGATGGATTGCAGCTTTCTAATGATTCTGAAATAAAAATTAGTACAACCTCTGCATCAGCCGCTCGTGGAAGTAGTAGTAATCTCCTTATTATAGATGAGATGGCACACTGTCCTCAAGAGGTGGTAAGAGAACTTTGGAAATCTGCTATTCCTATTATTACAGCTTCGGAGAAGTCTCAAATTGTGGTTATTAGTACTCCAAACGGAACTGATAATAAATTTTATGAGTTGTATGAAGAAGCTCAAAAACCTAAAAGTGCTTGGAATTTGGAAAGAGTAGAATGGACGGATGTTCCAGGAAGAGGAGAAGCATGGAAGAAAATGACCATGGATCTTTTGGGTGGTAACGAAGACGACTTTAATCAGGAATATGGTAACGTTTTCAACGTACCAGGAAGATCCTTTTTAGATGCAAAGTATTTAGAGGAATTAAAATCTCAATGCCCGGAACCAGTGTTGGTTACAGATGAAGGTAGTTATAAAATATATCATTTACCGAAACCAGAATCTTTTTATGTTGTGGGTGTAGATGTGGGAGAGGGTATCGGAAGATCTAATACAGTGGCCCAGGTATTTGATGTATCTGATTTACAAAATATACAACAAGTTGCAGTTTATGCTTCTAATAGTATTAATCCTTATCATTTTGGTTCCAGGTTAATGAATATTTTAAACGACTGGGGCAGACCTCCTGTTCTGGTGGAAAGTAATAACTATGGGCAGCAGGTATTAGATGTTTTACACCAAGCTCATAACTATGAAAATATAGTTTCTTATCAAGCAGAAGGAAATAGTAAACATTATAAAACTGAATATAGAAAGGGCATATTCAATCATACCAATACTCGTTATAATGGTATTACTAGTTTTAGATATTGGAGCAACGGATTAAAGGCAGTAAGATTTAATGATTATGAAACTTTATATGAGTTAAATTCTTTTGTAAAATTGCCAAATCATACCTATAGCAAAAGAACAGATAAAGATTTAGATGATAGAGTGTTTGGATGTATTTGGGCTTTGTTTATTTTAATGCCTAGTATTGTATCCTCTTATTTTTATGTTAATGAATATGATGATCAGGGGAGACCAAGTAAATTGACTCCTTTGGTTGATAACAAAGATTTGATATCAAAAAGCCCTCTTTTATTAGGTAATGTGAGTAATAGTATTAATATAAAAAGAAGTGTTAATATTCTTCCGACCTTGATGAGTGTTGGTGGTAATCCCAATTATTCTGGTTTGCAAGAAGAGTCTAGAAACTTAATGTTGTGGTTACTCCGGCAAGATATAAAAGAAGATATAAATATTACAAGGGAAGAGATTCCTCAACAAGAAGAGTATAGACCCATAATTTTATTTTAGTATGAATCAAACTATATTAAACAGATCTAGATCAGATAAATTTACCCTTATTATGGATTTACCATTAATAATGAAAGGTAATTTTGATGAAAAATTACAAACACCGTATAGTCCAGATTCTGTGCAGTTTACTGTGTTTGGATCACCGGTTCCTAAGATAGAAATACCATCTGTAAAATTACCTTTTGGAGGTCAACATATGCACGTGTCAAGTGGGTCTCGTTCTGATTACGGACCACTAACCTTAAAATTTTTATTAGATAATAGCTATCAAAGTTATTGGATATTGTGGAAATGGTTAAATCATTTTAATGATTATCAAAACAGTTCTTCTGAAATGGTTAAGTCCCAATCTCCAATTTGGGAACCAGATATTTTATCTGTTAATCCGTTTTCTAGTTATGTAACTGATTTTGAATTGTTTGCTTTAGATGAATATAACAATAAAATAATTAATTTTAAATATAGTGGTTGTTTTATAACTTCTTTAAGTGAAATATCTTTCTCTCATCAAGACGAAGGTCAAATCACTTGTTCAGCTTCTTTTGCTTATAATCAATTACATGTTAATTTGTTAAGCAATATCAATAAAATTATTTAATTATGGCCACAACAGATCCATCTAAATTACCTTCTAGGTTTGTGTACCAAATAGGACAGGATCTGTTTTGGGTTGAAGTGTGGCTCTATAATTTTATTGCATCTTACCCGCCTCTTCAAATACCTTTCTTTTTTATAAATCAATTGGTAATAGAAGAGGTTTTATCTGATTGGAATGTTAAGGGTTATATAGTCTTGGAGAATGATTATGAAATTTTAGAAAGAGGAGCATCTGCTTATATATCAGACAATACTGGAAGTGCGGGAGATGCTCCTTCTAGTTTCAAGGCTCCTTATCTTTTTAGAACAGATGGTAGAAACAGAATAAGCATAAAAATATTTCCTTATAAATCAGATCAAAATGATGTATCGGATTTTTTGCCTCCAACTCATTGGGAGATATCTCACGACTTTATTATATATGACGTACAAGACCTCACCACAGATCAACCTGGCAAGAAATTAAAAACATTGTATTTCAAAGATGAAAAACATCAAATATTTTCTGAAAGACATGTAGAATGGTCTACATCTATGCTTAAAAAATTAGGTGCTAAAGATTCAGAAAGGACCATGACCGGAAATGATGCTTTGAAGGATCTTATTAATGTAGCGGCATTGTCGGGTTCTACCGATAAAAAACCTTTAAATGTGGGTTTTGACAGTAAAGGTACTATAGATAAACCCGATGTACCACTTAATTCTTTTGACAGTGTAAAGTGGGCAGCAGCACCTTCTAATGTAGATACTAAAATCTTTTATACATCACCAAGCCATCATTGTGTGTTAGATGACATAAATTATATATTAGCTCACACGAAAGCTTGGGACGGTAGTCCTGTAATATTAGACTACGGAAGATGGTCTGAAGATAAAAATTGGAAGTTAGTGCCCATGTCTTACTATTTTAAGACGTCTCAAAAGAATCAAATAGAAAGATTATTAATCAATGATGGAATGGATCCTTCTAATACGTCTCCGGCTATACCCAGAGCTGATGCATCTCAAAGTTCTGCTATTCACAATTTCACATCTGGAGTGGCTTCTATAATATCAAATTATCATTATTCACCAATGGTGGCTTCAGATGATATGTTTATAAGCAATTCACCGTTGTATAATTATGATTTTGCTAAGTCTGCTTACAACATTTATTTTCAAGGAAATAAAATTACAGATGTTTTAACTTCAGCGGCTAAAATGGCTCAAGATGGTTTATTTAATTTTAGCCAAAATCAGGGTAATCATATTTTATTAAATGTTAATAAAACCAAATCTTCTGGTTTATTGACTAGAAATCATTTTACCCCTCAAACCTTTTTCCTTAAAGATTATCCACAATTAAAAATGATTAAAGATTTAATCTTTCTGAACGGAGCCATTTATTTTCAAACTCCTGGATTAACTTTCAGAACTCCTGGTAAATTTATATTTATTGATAGAATGGTATCTGGAGACCGTAACCCTTTTGATGATAGATTTTTAGGTCAATGGATGATTACCAAGGTGACCCATTTTTTTAGTAAAACATCTTATATAAATGATGTTGTAGGAACCAAGATAGATGCATTTTCAAAATTATGGCCAGATACTGATGCTTCTTATTAAATAATAATATGGACAAGGAAATATTAAAGAAAAAATTAGCAGAAATAAAAAGGTCTCTTCCAGAAGAAATAAAAACAGAACCTTCCTATCCGTCTACTCCGCAGATGATTAAAAATGCTGCAGTGAGTGTAGTAAAAAACGTTCAAAGTGTTTTAGCAGGAAATGCCCTTAAAGTAGAAGATAACCAAGCCAGTGATAGGTTAAACATATGCAAATCTTGTAATTTTTTTGATAATAGCCAGATGAGATGTAAAAAATGTGGGTGTCAAATGGCTATTAAGACTTATTTGAAAGCGGAAAGATGTCCGATAGGAAAGTGGTAAAATTATGGCAGTACAAATAACCAGTTGTGGGGGTCTTGGAACAAACCCTTTATCAGAAATGGGAAGAAGGACTGGTGATACTTCTATACCGAGTCTACAACAACAATCTAATTTACCCAAACAGGCTTTATTGATTTTATTTAATAATGGAGCAGCTAAAAATTTAAATGTCCATGCAGGTCATTTATACATTTTAGTGAAGGGATGGGATGCTATAGGCAAATCTTTCAGTTATCATAGTACCCTTGCTCCGTTTGCCGTAACAAAAGAAACATATAATGATTTTATCAATAAAGACAATGGCATATTAGCCAATTGTGGTCTTTTAGAATTGTGTAAAAAGACTTGTCCTGCTGGTAAGAATGGGCAATTAAATGATTTGGGTCGTTTAGGTTTGTTTAGTAGGTTAACCGGTTTTCAAATAACCAATCCAATGACTGGTCCAGCTACTCATTTACCACCAGGAGTAAAAGAAGTGTTAGATCAACAACACAGTGGATTTACGGATGCTTTGCAAAATATATGTGAGAGTATTAATACACATTCTTATTTAAGGTGTTTTGCTGTAGGAACCTATGGAGGTATTCAAGAAGCTTTGCATAGTATAACACATACTATTCAAGACTTTTATGCTGCCATGTTTGACGTTTATAAAGATATGCAGCTCATGTTTATACAGGCTCAAATGGTGATACAACAATATATAGCAGATCTAGAATATTGGTTTACTCACGAATATTTGTCTCTTCAAGTACAATTATTTTTGGCTGTAGCTTGTGCTTTATTGTCTGCTATGCAAACTTTAATTGATGATGTAGCATTTTTTGCTGGATTATTCAATGGTTCAGATGCTTTATATAGTGCTTTGAATGCTGTGCAGACTGTGGTAAACATTGGTTCACAGGCTATAAATTATATCTACCATCCCATCTCTGCTGGTTTACCCGCTCTCTTTCCGAAAGAAGCTCAACAAGTTTTAGATTTTATAAACAATTTAGGAAATGTGCCTGCAAATTATTTCGGAACTTTAATAAAACATTTTTCATTTGGTAAATCTATGAATAATAAAGGAGTGGCAATTGCTAATTCTATTATTCAGCGTTATGGTTTAGGAGCACAATTAGGAGATTTGTGGCCTATGATGCAATCTTTTGGTTGTGCAGTGCCTGCAGGCAATTGGCACAGAACATCTGCTCCGTCTTTTAAAGGACCCATATCCTTCAAAATGCCAACTATACCTTATGATTTGAAAGGTAAGGTAGATCCTTCTAGATATTCTTTATTGCAATTTGATGCTGAAGGAAAACCTTCTATAACAATGGGTTCTGTGGGAAATTCTATGTCTAATTTGTGGCAAGATGTTAAAAATGATTTCTCTAATTTGGCACCAGATGCTGCTGTGTTAG